TATGACATTTTTGCCATTAACTTGTTTCATTGACCCCATACCTCTTGATGATACACCTAATTGAGCACCTTCGTCAATTAAATTCTTGACTATCTTACCATATGGCGTATCCATGATCTTCGCCTCACCAATAAAGTTTCTACCTTCTGGTTTTAAACTAGTGATCATATGTGAAACTCTTTCGAGATTCACAGTCGGTCCGTCAGGATGTCCTAACTCACCGAAAGCTCTTTTCTTTTCTACGAATTCTTTGTTATATCTGTTTACTTCTTTAGATAATACAGATACAGGATAAACTCTACCATTACGATTTTTTATATCACCTTGTAGAAATATACCACGAATTTTGTAATCTTTGCCACTACCTTTTTCTTCGGTAATAACTTCGATATTTTCAGTAGTTTCTGTAATCAGTTTCATTTATCTTACCTCTACCATGATAGTATAACTATCACCGTTATTAAAATTTCTTGTGCTGAATAATATATCACCAGCAGGTGAAACATCAGCAGTTAAGGTTGCATTATTAGGTATTTCGTTACCATCAGTTCTGAAATCAAAGAAACCAGAATTAGATAAAACAACCGCAGTCGCATTAGCAGCAGAAGTACCACTACCAGCAAATATAATCTCAACAGCCCCTTTCGGGTCTTGAGTGTTTATAGACCAATACAACTTAGATATTTTCTTTGTTGCATCCTCGGTCATATAAGTTAATGCCGAAGCATCCATTTTAGTAACCAAAGTCTCACCACTACCATCAGACAGATTTGTAAACTTCATTGTGGTTTTTTGACCACTTGCATCAGCAATAGTTTGACTTGTTACCGTATCAGCCATAATACTATTCTTCTAATTTAGTTTCTAACTCTGATTTTAGTGCTTCAAGTTCTTCTTTATTTAATCTACCTGCCAGCATTTGCATTATTTTTAGTTCTTCACTAACTTTTTTTGCTCTTAGTTTTGCAAGATCCTCACCATCAATTTTGCCGTTTTTATTCATATCAATTTTTTTCTGCTTATCAGAAAGTTCTTCTTTCTTCTTCATCATATCTTTTTTGGCGTTCATAGGCATCATCTCTTCCATGCCTTTTTTTGTTTTATTGACCATGTCCTTTTTAGGATCCATTTCTTCGTCTTTTTTATCTTCTTTATCTTTGATCGCCTTTTGTAAAGCAGGTGGTAGTTTCTTTTGACCAGCAGTTAATTCTGATCTTAAAACCTTAGCAGCTTCTTCTAATAAACTTCTAGTCATTTATTCTCTCCTTACGCTGTGAATGTAGCGTCTTTTTTTAATTCTAAAATTATAAAACCAGTAGCAGAAGCACCGATTGCTTCTAAATCACCACTTGTTGCACCAGCGTTGGTTGCATTATTAGATATTGCAGGTCCGTCATACTTTCCAGTGCCTGCTAATCTGATTGCGTTTGTATCTGTGGAAGATCCTTTGAATTGTATTTCTACTGATCCAGATAATGCCCACCAACATCTTACTAGACTTAGTTTAGCACCGTTTGCGTGTCCTGATAAAGCACTTGCGTCTAGAGCAGTCGAAGTTGCACTATCTGCTGAATGATCTAATTGAACTATAACAGTACCACCGGCACTACCAGCACCTGTTGGAATAGGGTCATCTCTTAATGTTCTTGTTGCGAATGCCATAATTCTCTCCTAATTACTATTTATACTATCGCAAAGTTTCTTTATCCAAATAAGCCATAATTTTAGACTTACTCACACCATATTGCTTTGCGACTCTATCAATATTAGTGTCAATTTTATCAATCGAATCACTCGATTTAAACAAATCATCTATCGCTTTTTTCATTCTAGGCGATAGTTTATTGTATTCGGTAGATACTGTATGTTGTACTTCCGTTATCTCTTTTCTATACTGACTAAACTTCTTCAACATTCTCTTGATCTGCCAGTTTCTGAACCATAGGATCTTCTCCTGGTTCTGCGATTTCAGGTTTTTCATCACTTGGCACATCACTAGTTACCTCTATTTCTTGAGGTGTTTCGTCAGCAGGCGTTTCTTCAGGTTGATTCAACCAACTTTTTGCGACATCTGTTCTTTTCGTATCAAGAGCCGCTGAAATTTTACCTGCAAGGGCATCTTTAAATGCTTTTTCAGCACCAATATTATCTCCTTGCGATAGAGAATCTACCATATCTTTAACATAATTTATGTCTTTAGTTTCTGCTTCACTCATCATTTTCTCCTTTATTTAATATATCTTTTTCGATTTCGGATTCTTCTTCTTCTCCCTCTAGAGGATCAGCAATCATTCCATCTTGAACTTCACTAGCAATCTGACGATCAATTTCTTCAATTTCTTCATCAGTCTGCCTCAACACATTCTTTCTTAAAAACTCTACTGAGAAATATTTACCAACATAAGGTGTAACCTCATTGGCAAGATTAAGTCTTTCTCTTAATAACTCAGAATTTTTTAATTCAGCAAAATGTCCATCTTGTAAGAAGTCATATTGTATATGAGACTTTATAGAATCCCAATCTTCTATTGTGATTATACCTTTTAAGACTAGTTGTGTTTTTAATAAGTCTTGGAATAATCCAGTAAATCTTTTTCTTAGTCGTTGTACAAATTTTGTAAACTTAACTTCATCTCTAGTTATTTCAGCACTACGACCAAGATTAAATCCATTATCTTGTTCCATTCTACTAATTGGAACATGGAGTGCTTTATAAACTCTTTTCTGGAAGTATTGAACATCTTGTATCTCACCAAGATTTTGTCCACCAGGTAGAGTTGTTATTTCTGTGCCTCGACCACCTTCTCTCCTAGGTAGCCAGAAATCTTCGAGCATTGACATATGTTTTCTGTCATCTCTCATTTCTCCTGTTGAGGCGTCATAAACAAGTTTATTTCTATACCTGTTCATAACATCTTTTAGATATTGTTCTGCCTTTACTTTAGGAAGATTACCAACATCTATATAGAATATTCTTCTTTCAGGTGCTCTTACTATTCTGTAAATAACAACAGCATCCTCAATCATTCGTAATTGGTTAACTGGTTTAATTGCCTTATGTAAATAACTTAATACTACATTTTTATTTTGATCAATAACACCAGAGGTACAATAAGAAATAGCATCAGTAGTAATTTTAATACCCATATTAGAATTAGGTGTAGTCATACCTTTTTCATTATAGACATACCACTCATTAACAGCCTGTGTCATTTCAACACCACTTTTGTTAGATCGCTGCTTCTTTATTTCTCTAACTTTACGAATTTTGCGAGGGTCAATATATCTTAGTTCAGAGAGTCCTAATCTAGGTTGATCAGGATTGATTACTTTATGATAATAAACTCTACCGTCTATATACCATCTCTTAAAGATATCGTGACCTTTTTCTTCAAACTGTAATAGTTTCAGAATTTCATCAAACTCATCTCTAATTTTAGTTTTAATTTTTTGCGATAAATTTAAATTGTCTAGTGATAAAGAGACTGATTGATCTCTTTCATCTGCTACTATTGCTTCATTTACAATGTCATCAATAGCAGTATCCACTTCAGGATAAATTGCAATTTCTCGATATCTTCTAATTAGTTCTTCTTCATTCTTAGCACCACCTTCTTGGTCGAGATAAGATCCAAAGTAACCACCAGCCGATATCGTAGTAGTGCCATCATCAGCCGTAGGGACGGTGAAACTCTGAGGAGTTCCACCATCCTTAGCTTTTTGATTAGCTCGTGTTATTTGAAAGCCAAATAATTCAGCCATTAGATTTCCTTTTCATAATAATTTCTACTAATTATTTATGTGTTAAATTAAGTAGTAGTATCAGTTTCAAAGTATTGGTATCTGAATGTGCAAGTGAAAGTCTCAACAGCATTGTTGGTATCATATGCAAGATCAATTGGTGATAGTGATGTTGGGAAAAGACCTCTGAAAGTATAAGTCTTTAGTATTCCGCCATTTCTATCTAATTGATCAACAAAAGCGTCAACTTGATAATCAGCAGGGTTTGTTAACCCTTCGTTATCAGTCATATTGTTCATTCCATTCAACCATCTTTCTAGTCCGTTTCTCACTAAGAAATCGGTGTCGTTTAGAACAGTAACCGTCCAAGGTTCAAACTCTCTATCTCCTACGATATAAAGTGTTCTACCTCTAAATGGCACAGGCGTTTCACCTACTGTACTACCTGGTAATTGAGCAGCCTGACATAAGAAAGCCATTTGTTGCGTCTCACCACCAACGGCAGAATAACCAGGGAAAGGCATTGTCACCTTGAACTGATTGGCTCTAGCGCCCCCACCAGCGAGACGAGCTTTAAAGTCATTAATATTAGGCATTGTTTATTCTCCTCTCTCTAGTTTAAGCACCCGCAACTTCAGAAAAGGCCACACCTGATCTTGTTGCGATAAAGTTTAAAGTTATAAAGTTAATTGATCTGTTAGGTTTGATAAAGATATCTGCCCTAAACTCATTACGATCAATAACTTCACCAGTATTGTTAGTGTCATCACAAACAACTTGGAAGTCTGTGATTCCTCTACGACCTTGTACATCTCTTAGGAATGGTTCTACAAGATTTCTAAATTGTGCTCTTGTAAACTCATCATTGAATTCAAAGAGTTGGAATTTAGAAGCAGTAGAAATTGCCTTTTCTAGAGTGATGAACAATCTTCTAACATTGATACGATCAAACGCACTTGGTTTTGCCAATGCAGTTTTATCGCCAAATAGTACAGTACCCTGACCTGGTAAAGTTACCACAGGATTTACTCTTGCACGATATAGCGTATCTCTTTGTGATTTGTTAGGATTGTATGCAAGTTTAACAGCGCCTCTAATTTGACCTCTGTTAAGACCGCCTGGTGAGAACCAAGAGTCTGCAACATTGTCAGTTCTAGCACATAAACCAGCAATATCTCCGTTCAATGGAACGAATCTATATACATCATTGTATTTGTCGTACATATATTTGTAACCACTATCAATAACAGCATATGAAGATGATGATAATGCATCAGCAAATGCTTTTACATTTTCAGTCTGAGCGATAGGATCAGCAACATTCACAACATCTGCGGAAGCAGGTGAAATAAATGCAACAATGTCTTTTCTAAACTCAGCAACATCAATCGCAGCCGTAGCATATGTAGCACCAGTAGCATCAGCACTAGTTTGAGATGGTCCAGTAATTAGTAAATTAATATCTACTGTTTCGCCATCTTTAAACTTATCTAATGCAAGTGCCAACTCACCGTTTGTTGGTGCGTTGTCATCTGTACCATTAATAAGTGAATTATTGAATATAGCAGTTGCACTTGAACCGGCATTATCGAATGTCTGACCTGCCTTAGCAGAACCAGCATTTGACAATGTAGTTTCGTGATCCATCCAATATACATATTGACTTTGATTGTATATTACATCAGCATAGTAGTTAGTAGCACCTGATTCATTTTTTGCGTCTGAAGCCTGTGAAACACCTTCAAATATTTCTAAGATAGTTCCAGCAGTACCTGTGATACCGCCATCTTCATCAATAATAACGATATGCATTTCGTCATTCGCACCGTTATTATTAGAAACATCAGTTGTTGTTCCTGGAGCAGCATCAACTTGATCAAAGAATTTCCAGTATCTTTTGATCACAGCGTTATCTACTACTGCTTGTTTAAGACCTTGAGAGCCTGTGCTACCGTGTCTTTTAACTGTTAAGTTATTTGTGTCGATTGCCGTAATTTCATAGAACTCTCCTGACGGAGCAGCATTGAAATTGCCACTTGCGTCACCAAACTCTAATAAATCACCAACTACAAACTCTGAACCATTATCAACAGCGACCGTAGTAGCGCCAACAGCGATACCTGATCCGTTATTTACTAGTGAAGTTGCAGTAGATGAAAACGCATTAGAATTTGTACACATAGAAACTTTTAAATTGTTTCCGTGAGTTCCAGCAGTACGAGCAGCCCATGGACCCACATTTGCTTGACCACTTGCGAAGTTATCAAGATAATGTTGGGTGTTTTTTATCTGTATAGCAGAACCTGATACACAAGCATTTACATTACCTGTTGTAGCACGAACCACTCTTAAAGTATTACCGTACTGTAAGAAGTTAGCAGCCGTAAACCAATATTCGTATGTATTACCGTCTGGTTTACCGAATGTATCTACTAATTCTTTTTCAGATGAAATGGTTACGATTTCATCCATAGGACCTTTTTCAGATACGATAGCTGTTGCACCAATAGAAGTGGCTACTGCAGGTATAATATTTGTTAGGTCTGTTTCTTGTACGAGAACACCTGGTGATAGTTGGAATGCCATAGTGTTTTCTCCTTAATTATTTAAATTACCCTTAATTTTTGTCAACCCTTTAAACTATTTATAAGTATCAAAAATTACAGACTATCTAACTACATCTACTGGATGCCAGACATCTCCATACTCGTCTGTCTCAGTCTCAGTCTCATTTAACCCATCATCCATAAATCCAAAAGGGGCCATATCTTGTTCAAGTGCATTTTGTTGCTCAGCAAATAAAGCATTTCGCATATCAATATTAACTAATTCTTTAAAATACTGTTGATTCGCAACCCAGGCAAATATGACTAAACACATAACTAAGTCATCATTACAACCATCTTCAGCCTCATATGATTTACCCCTAGATATAAATGTTGACAATTCTGCAATCGTATCAAAGTCTTGAATCACTAGTTTATCACCCTCAAGTAAAGATTTTAAATTAGAACATCCTACTCTTTTTGCTGCCTTTGTCATTCTAAGACCTAGTGAAGAACCTCTACCACTAAATCCACCGCCTAGTATCTGACCTGATCTACCCTTTTGTGTACACATTAACATATTATCATATTCACACTCAAACTGTAAAGCGTCTGCAACCTGTTGACCTAAATCATTTGTTTCTACTAAGACATACGCCATATTATATTTTCTACAAAT